AGGTATCCCTGGCCCAGGATGAGTGGGATCAGACGGTATATGCCAATCGGACCTTCGCCATTCCAGGCTTTGACATGATCCAGGTTCCGATCACCAATGAGTTTGTCCGTGGCAAATCTGTGATCACCAGGTATGTGGAGGACTTCTCCCATGCGATCGCAACAAGAAATTATGGTTCAGAGTTCTTTGGCAAGTCAGGCAAGCCATCGGTGTGGGTCGAGACTATCGATCCCAAGATCACTCCAGAACAAAACAAGGCATTTGCAGAGAGTATGAGGAGCCAAGCTCGCGAGTCCTCGATTATGCTTTCCTATGGTCGGACGCTGCACCCCCTGTCGGTCAATCCAGATAACGCCCAGTTCATCGGAACCCGGATGTTCAATGTTGAAACAATATGTCGTATCTTGAACGTCCCAGGTCCAATAGTCCAGCACTTTAAAGACGGTGCCAACTATTCATCCCTGGATACATTAACAAGAAATTATGCCCAACGAACGCTTATTCCGTATACAACGAAGATTGAACAGGAGTATACCCACAAGCTATTCACCCCAATGGAGCTTGCACGAGGATACAAGGTTGAGTTCGATTACAGCGGTATTCTCAAGGCCGATCCCAAGACCAGATCGGAGATCAACCGGACAGCGATACAGAACGGGTACAGAACCATTAACGAGGTTAGGGCCGAAGACGGCTTTAATCCTATTGAAAACGGGGATCGAGCCGTGATCCAACAGAACATGGCCTTCCTCGATGAACTAGATAAACTTTTACAAGCAAAACATGGAAACAACGGCAGTAGCACCCCCAGCAGCGATCCACCCAGCGAAGGCGAGCAGAGTGAAGACTCTGATTCTTCCGGTTCAGAAAGCTGATCACGATCACGATGATTATATCAACGTGTTCATTGCCAATTCTGGACAGCCGGATATCATCGATGATGTCCTGGTAGCTAGTGGCGTGGACCTAACCAGGTTCAATGCCAATCCCATTGTTTCTTATATGCACGCAGCAGCATTTTCAGATGATCCAGATTCAGTCATCGCCAGGGGTAAGGTGTGGGTTGAGGATGGAATGTTGATGCTGGGCATCGTAAAATATGATGACAACGAGCTGGCCATAGAGGTGAAGCGCAAGATCGATAACGATATGCTCAACGCTGTGTCAGTGAGTTTCATGCCCAAGGATGGTGAGTATAAAACCATCGATGGCAAAGAAAGATTTATGATTACCAAGTCTGAACTTCTTGAGGTATCTGTGGTTAATATACCAGCAGACCCCAAGGCGGTAAAGGTGAAGTCAATCGAAGCTCCTCCACCATCAGATGAAGTTCTGGAGGAGATTAAACTTAAAAAGGATAAGGTGATGGCTTATGTGAAAAAAGAACTTGATGAAGAGGGCCGGGCTAAACATATCAAGCTGGCAGCTTACATCGAAATGAATAAAATATGAAAAATTCCCAAGATTTAAAAATGGAGAAACTGGATATTCTCAAGCAGATTGAGAAGATGGCTGATGAAAAAGAGCCTGATTTCGAAGCTATCGATAAGCTCCAGGCAGACATCGTATCTCTGGATAAGATGATTGGCATCAAGGAGCAAGTTGAGAAGTCAACTGCTGATCGTATTGCAGCTGAGAAGAAAATCTCTCCAGCAGCAAACGTACATCCTGGTGCTGGTGACGGCCCTGGCTCTGAAGCGAAAGATGAAGCCAAGCTGTTTCAGACTTTCTCGATCTACAAGTCACTCCAGCAGATCAAAAATAAAGAAGCATTATCAGGAGCGGAAGCGGAAGTGTTCCAAATGGCAAAAGACGAAGCTGCGGCTATCGGCCTTGAGATCATTGGAAACATTGCCATCCCTCAGAAGATGATCTCCTTCCCTGGCGTTGATGCCAGGCGCAAAGCAGTGACTGTTGGTGTTGAAGGTGGTGACATCGTCGAGACAACCTTCGGACCAAAGATTCCATTGCTGGAGATTGATCCGGCAGTTATTCGTGCAGGAGCGCGAGTCTTCACAGGCTTGAACGGTGACGTTCAATTCCCAAGAAATGAAACAGGAGCAGTTCTTAACTGGGAGGGTGAAGTTGATCCTGCCCAAGAGACAACTCCAACGTATGATAACATCAAGCTTGTTCCTAACAGACTTGCTGGATTTATCGATTACTCAATCCAGGCTGGTATCCAATCGAATTTCGACTTGGAGGCTGACCTTCGTGAGCGATTGAGCCGTGCTTATTCCATTGAGTGGGATAGAGTGGCGTTGGTGGGATCAGGTATTGGTAACGAGCCTTTGGGTATCGTTAACTTCGTTGGAGTAGGTGTCGTGCCTACTGATTCCAACAAGGTGACCTGGACTGTTGCCCTGCAATACCCTGGAGCATTGAACCAGGCGAACGTGCCAGCTGATGGACAGCAAGCATACATGGCAGCTGCTATTGTTAAGGCTGACTTGATGGCTACTCCAAAGGATACTGGATCAGGATTGTTTGTAATGAACGATGCAATGATGGTGGCCGGAATGCCATTCCACATGGACAACAACTTACCTATCGATGCTGGTACTGGAAACAATGAAGCGACAATGATCTATGGTCGTTGGAATTCATTGTATTTAGGTCAGTGGGGTGGGTTTAGCATTCTCTTCGATCCGTACACCCAGGCGGTCAATGGTACAAACAGACTTGTTCTGAATGCTTACCTTGATGTCCAGGTTGAACACGTTGAAGCGTTTGCGATTAGTGAAGATATTATCCCAGGATAGTATGAATTTCAATGAGGGGAGTCAGGTTATTAGTCCTGCCCCCTCTTTTTTATAAACCAAAAAAAACAGTATAATGCCAAGAATTATTCCATCAAGAAATTTCAGTTTAGGGCTGGATAAAAACAAGTCCACGTTAGCAGGCGTGGCCAAGTTCAAGCGGATATATATTCGCAACATGGCCTACATAGGCAAAGAGGTTGAAGTAGGCGAGAAGCAAGCCAACTGGTTTGTGAAAGCTGGCTGGGCTAAGTTTGTTGCCAAGGACAAGAAAGTTCCCAAGAAGGTTCATGTCACTGATGACATGATGAAGGGAAAGGAAAAATAATCCGTGTACCGATTAGTCACACCTACAACAGAAGACCTTAACCTCATCTCATTAGATGAGGCTAGGGAATTCTTATATATTGACCAGAATGATTACCCTGACTCTGATCTAACCAAGATGCTTGCAGCTGCCAGGACCCATGTGGAGGCGATCCTCCAGAGAGCGGTGCTGGAATCAGGCTGGGAGTATTTCCAAGATTCCTTCTTCAAGGAATACTTTAACGAGAGCAGCTCCTTTGTGAACCTGGATCGGACCAATGCCATCACCATCCCACGGCCAGAGCTGTTGGCAGTGTCGGAGATCATTTACTTTGACTCAATCAATGAGGAGCAGACACTACCTCCAGAGGAGTACTATGTCAACCTGGTGGGCGATTTCCTCAAAGCACAGATTGAGCCATCTGAAGGAAACACCTGGCCATCAACCTTTTATAGAAAGAACGCCATCAAGGTGTCTTACACAGCTGGTTGGCTCGTGGACGAAGTACCTGCCGATGTACGCCACGGCGTGCTGATCTCGCTGGGTGACCTGTATGAGAACAGGCAGACCAATATCACTGGGATGTCAACCTCCACAGTAAAAACATTAAACGCACTATTATCTCCATACAAAGTTGATAACGTCTAATGCGAAATATAGGCCGATATCGTTACAAGGTTTCCATACAGGAGCCAGTGTTTACGCCCAATAGTATTGGAGCGTCTGATCTCACCTATCAAGAAATCCGAACTGCCAGGGCTGCGATTAAGTTTTCTACCGCTGGCGGCGGTGGAGCCAAAAGAATGGATGGGGTAAACGAGTTCAACGATGAGCGCATAGAGTTTGCCATGACCCCTCAGGAAGTCAAGTTTGATTGGACGATAGTCTACAAGGGAACCCGGTACGAAATTTCAGCAATCCAATCTTTTTACGATAAAATTGCAGTTATTTGTTACGGCACACCTCAATCAAACGCAGACAATGGCTAAAGGATCAATCAGGGTAAGTATCGTCAGGGAGGGAATCAAGCTCAGTAAGCTGAGTCGAATCCTAAAGAAGCACGCCAGCCCCACCCACCTCAGGGTAGCCATCCAACGAACCAATAAGAAGATATTAAAGCCTGCCGCCCAGGCGCTTCGCATCGAGGCACGGAAGCAAGACACCCACCCCAAGCGCAGGTCACGCCAGTACAGCCTGGCCAGCAACATTAAGGTGATGGAAAGTAAAAAGGATAGATTCGGAACGGGTATTATTGTATTGAACCAAGTGGGTCAGTTCCTTCAGAGTGGAACAAAGCAGAGGATCGGCAGGGGCAGGATCACGGCTAACAAGTGGGCTACAAAGATATACGACAGGTGGGAAGGAAGGATCAGAAGGCGTATGAGAACTGATTACATCAAAATATTTACCAGGAGCATAAAAAGTAACATTGAACGAACCTGGAGTAGAGAACGAGTAGTATGACTTTACAGGAAATTGTATACGATCTGCTGAAAGGCAGCGATGACTTAGCCCAGCTGGTCGGAGAGGATATATATTATCAGACTCTTCCAACAAACTGGGACTTCAAGAAGAATTCTGTTGTCTACCAGGTCGCTGTCCAAGACTCGCTAACTGGCCTGGATGGGGTGAAGTGGGGGGAGACAGCTGTTGTAACTACCCATTGCTACTCAGGAGATTCCCTGGTCAACCTGGAGACAGCTGAAGCTGTGGCCGACGCACTGTATGGGACCCACGGCAAGTATAACTTCGCCCTGACCCAGCAAGAGAACCAGGAGCGAATGTTTGAAAACAACGTGTGGACTATTGAGTCTACAACACCCGTTGACTTTGTAACTACCGACGATGCCTTTGCCGAGCCTCCTGAAGCACTCAACGTCCAGATACTTGGTGCAGTTAAAGAATTTGAAACGGTGGAAGGAGACTACCTCTATACCGATCCTCAGGGCTTACCTGAATCATTGTCCAGGTACGCCTGGTTTGTCAGTCCTGACTCATCGGGGTCACCAGCATTGTTGATCCCGAATCAGAATACCACTACCCTGGTAATACAAAATAACATGGTCGGGTTGTTTCTGGCCTTTGAAGTAATTCCCAGGAACTCAGCCGGGGTGATAGGCGAGGCAGCCTTGTCAGACTTTGAACTGATCTTTGAGAACGTGGTCCCAGTGGCTGAGAACGTGGCCTTCACAGGGACCCTTGAGGTGTTCAATCTGTTGACAGGCACATACGATTACCAGGACAACGATGGCGATCCTGAACAAGGTACGCTGTACCAGTGGTACACAGCCAAAG